TGAGGAGGCACTGACCAAGAAGGTGCAGGAGCTCGAAGACAAGGTGCAGGGTCAGTACGACGACATCAAGCAGTTGGAGTACGACCTCACTGCCAAGACAGCTCAAGCTAGTGCTTGGAAGAAAGAAGTGGACAAGCTCCGCAGTGAGAGAGAAGCATCAAGCGGACCATGCGGATGCCAAGCATACCGCGACCTCGAAGCTCAGGTGAACGCCCTCGAACAACCAGAGCAACCCACGATGCCCGTCATCCCCAAGGACGTAGCCATCGCCATCTTCCGTGAAGGTGTGCGGTCAGGTGTTAACGATGCTGTTGCTGAACTCGAAGGTCAGACCATCAGCATCTCTGAGAGCGAGTACGTTGGTGACTTCGAGGTAAGCTTTACACGAGACATATACCTCGATGATGAGCTTGACTTCGACTGGATGCGCGACAAGGTTGGGCAGTACAACAAAGAGTTCGTAACCGATGCACTCAAAGGGTTGTGTGCAGACAAGGAGTTCGAGTGTCGCATCCACGGAATTGACGACAATGAGTAAGCAAGTAGACGTACCCATCGATGTGAGAGTACGTAGGCTACATAACGTACAAGGAGTGAGCGTACAAGAAGTAGCTCAACGATTAAACATTCCAACACAAAAAGTTCAAAACATTATCAATCCAAACAACATGGCAGGAAAAACAACAACAGCAGCCGAACGCAAGCGTCGCAAGAGAGAAGTTAAAAAGTTGCACGCTGAGGGGTACACTCAGGCAAACATCGCAGAGATGCTTGGGTGTGGGCTAAGCACAGTCCAGCGCGACCTCGGGGTGCGTTGGTCTAAGAAGCCACGCAAGAAAGCATCGGCATATAAGGCTCAAGTAGCCAAGCAAGTACGTCATAACACCAAGCCTCAGACAGGCGTGGTAAAGGAGTACAGCATCCTTTGGGGAGCTATCAAGTTTGTCAAGCGAGGCTGATGACTGACGAGTATATGGATGAGCTCATGCGCCGCATCGATAACAAGATGCAGGCGTATGAACTCTACCGCAGACCACAAGACAAGATGATGCTTGAGTGCATGGTCGCTGACTACGAAGCTAAAATGAAATTAAAACTGCAAGATGAAAAGATACAGAGTTCGCTTTCACCTCGGCAAGGGTGACAATTACATGAAGTGGCAAGTGTTTGATAGACAGCTAAATACGAAAGATTACTTCGAGCCTGACTCTAACTGCATCACCATGAAGAAGTGCATTCTACGCAACCACAAACAAGCAGCCCTACGTATATTCGAGGGAGAGAACAAGACAGTATGTGCTTGGATTGAATGCGACAGCTATGCAGTATCGGAGCAACCACGTCCACTCGCCAAACTCACACACTACAAGTACAACCCACGCAAAAATCCACACTGGTTTACTGATGATTCCAACAATGCAGACAACCTGCGATTTGAAATGATGACCACAAACAAACGAAAAGTATATGGCTAACGCACTATTTTCTCTACACGCTTACGTAAAAAACGGGACATGGATGTTCGACGACGAGTCCCGAGACATCAAAGAAGAACCCTTTGTTGCTGGCGCTGACGTTATGTTCGACCTTATGAGTGGCCGGGAAGCAGACCCGTCCATTGACACCTGCGACATCGTATTCGGAGCCACACCCATCCCCGATCATGAGGTACACGTAAGGCTCGTTGGTAACGACGGACATGATGGACACTACTACATGGTCGATTACTTCAAGATGTATCGAGCCGTAGAGACATTCACCTTCTGGCTTTGCCCCGCCCTCCTTGCATTCTTTCAGGACGCACCCGAAGACATTTACGTATCCATCAAGTAATGCCCAACAAAAAACCACCCCGAAGCCTCCCCCTGTCTCAAGGCAGGTCTGACTTAGACCATCCCAAAAACCAGCATTCAGCACGTGCAAGACGTCGAAAGATGCAGAGATACTTGGACAAATACTTTCCGTTAAACCAACAAAACGACAATGAGCAAGACGAGAGCGCATGACACCGCCATGAAGTTCGACGACCAAGACGACGAACAAATCTTTACTGCAAAGCGCATGGTTCTAGCAGACCTAGACGCTATGGGGGACATAGAGTTTTTGGAGCAAACCGCCTCAGACATAGCTGCATCATTCATGAAGGTGTGCGTAGAAACGTCACATGAGCAGCTAACCGACATCATTAGTGTCCACGAGGCGGAGATTCAGTTGGATGAGATGGGCGTAGGTGAAGAACAAGAGCGAGTAGATATGGTGAACGTAGTGCGTGCGTGCCACAACAATTTTTCAACTGGCATGGCTGTACTTGCCTACTACTTGCAGATATTTGAAACGATAAAAGAAGACTATGAGTTCTAAATCAGAAAGATTCGCCCTTCTTGTGGGCATCAAGCGGGCATATGAAGACGACATTGGTGAGAAGCTAGACCTTGTATCAAGGGTGCACGACAACGTGGAGCACAGAGTAGCCCTGTCAAACGCCATGAGGCCATACGCCATTCAAACAGACATCGCGAGGGTTTTCGACAAGCATCACGCAACCATTACGCACTACATCAAGGAGCATCAACCCATGATGGAGTACTATCCAGACTACGTGGTCAAGTATGTAAACGCCCTGCGTATTGCAGAGAACATGGCTGAGATGACTGGCATCCTGCCCAGATATAGCACGACTGATTCCAGCATACAGGAACAGCTTGAAATCTATCGCACAGCTATCGTCGAACTCCAACGCCGGGCGAAAAAACTGGAGACTTTATTTGCGAAACAGGAATTCGCTGACTAAATTTGCACTCAATTCAATTCAATTACATGTCTAATTACAAATTCAAGACCACGAACATTCGTGGCAAGCAGTACGTTGAAGTCAACGAACGCATCAAGTTCTTCCGTCAGGAGGAGCAGTACAAAAACTGGGGTATTCTCACGGAGTTTCCTGTGTTAGACTCAGAACAATGCTTATGCCTCTGCACCATCACCACGCCTGAGGGCCAGATCGTAGCACAAGGTCATGCTCATGAGGAGAAGGGTTCGTCTAACATCAACAAAACATCTTATGTCGAAAACTGCGAAACCTCAGCTGTCGGACGTGCCTTGGCCATGCTCGGAATCGGAATCGATACCTCTATCGCCTCGGCCAACGAAGTCGAAGACGCCATCGCAAAGCAGCAGGAGATGGTCGACAATCCTCATGTACAGAAGCTTTCGAAAGCCCTCGACGCGCCAGTAGAGAACATCATGGATAAGGCCGTGTCTTACATCAAGGCACAGACCGACAAGAAGAAAGCTTTCGACGCTGTGATGAAGAAGTACGAATCACAACTATCAGAAAAGCAAGTCGCAGGGCTGAAGAAGTTTGTGCGATAATGGATGTAGCGCTCAACAAGGGGGGCATTTTTGTCCCCCTTGCTAACCGAGGCAAAGACAAGAAGCTAATCCCATGGAAGCAGATTAAAAGGACAAAGCTTCATAGCTCGGTTAAGCACTGCTCATCACCCAAGCACAACATAGACGTATATATGGTTGACAAAACCATACATGGCAACAAGCTGCAACGTCTGTTTAACACAGAGCGAGATGCACTAAGGGCTCTCGACATATTCCTTATTGAAAACGGACAAGAACCCCGTCACATTTTAAAACGTACAACATGACAATGCGCGAACAACTTCAGGAACGAGTGGGCAAGCCACACCTGTCCTATTCCTCCCTCAAATACGCTCTCGGAGACATGAAGCTCTGGGAGATGTACATGAGGGGGCAACTAAAGAAAGAGTCGGAAGCCTTGTTTTTTGGTTCTTTGTACGACATGTTGTTGTTTGAACCAGAGAAAGCACATGAATTATATTACGCCCTTGACGACACTCACATTGTTGACGACATTGGTGGCCGCAATCCACGTGCTACAAAGAAGTACAAAGACTGGAAAGCGGAGGAAGAGGAGAAATCGCAAGGCAAGCAGCTGGTATCTCAAGAGGACTGGAAAAAGGCGCATGAGATGATTCAGCGCCTCAAAGACTGCGGTATCTACGACAAGCGATTTGCCGGAGGCAAGTATCAGGTAGAGTTCAATGTAGATTACGACGGCATCCCGCTAAAGGGATTCCTCGACTGCCTGCAGGACGACTTCATCGTGGACTCCAAGTCCTCACGATCGATAAGTAAGTTTCGCTATGATGTGCGTGGATTCAGTTACGACATCCAAGCCTATGTGTACACCAAGGTCTTTGACATTCCAGAGTTTTGGTGGGTCGTGCAAGAAAAGACATACCCGTTCTTTCCTGCCGACGTTAAGTGTTCAGACGAAACACTCTTCAACGGAGAGATGAAGTTTCACGAAGCGTTAGAGAATATCAAAAACTGGCTCGATGGAAACACAGAAACAGTGGCCCACTACGCCGAGTTTATTGTCTAACCGAGATAAAGTTGTAGTTACAATCTTGTATTTAATTTGGCTCTTTTTATAAACCTTTTAATTTTTTTGTCATGAGCGACAAGCAGTATGATTCAGTACTCGTAGGGTACTCGGAAGAACCACGTTACAGCGACGATGGTCAGTTGATGAGCTGGAGCGTCCGATTTAAGGACACCGAGCTCAAGGAAATGGTTGAGAAGTACGCTACTTCTCGCAACGAACAGGGACAGGGGGGCAACCTCTACGTCACCATGTTCATGTCTAAGAACGGTAAGCCGTGCTGCCGCGTATTCGATCCTAACAGCGCAGCTGCTAAGGAGAAGCGTGCGGCTAAGCAAGCGGAAACCCAAACCGATGAAGTCCCCTTCTAAGGGGGCGCCTATCTACTACATGACCGCTCGTGTCGCCTTCAAAAAACGGAAGGTTGTGCACGAGCGTGTCGTGTGGGTAGTATCTGTGTTCGATAGCCCAAATGACATACGTAACTACGACGGAAAAACTATGATTCGACTTGAGCAAGAGCTCTATGGTAAAAGCGCAAAGTCCGACAAACACGTACTCATTCGGGAGATTATTTCAAAGAAATTTATTTCAAACTCAACACTCACACTCGATGAACACAAGAGACAAAATCAAGAGCAAATGCAAGCAACTGGAGCAACTGCTTCTCCAGAAGAACGCTAGATATGGAAACTCAGCGCTGGAGCCGCTGAATGTTTTCTCTGAGGCTGGTGCTGTAGCTGGCATCAAGATGCGTATTGACGACAAACTCAAGCGCATCAAGAACGCAGGTCTCGTCGACGCAACGGAGGATACGTTGCAAGACCTTGCTGGATACCTTATCCTCCTTATGATTGCGAAGGACAATGAAAGTAACGATATTCAAGAACGTATTCGACAAGACAAACCCACATCACATCCCCTTGAGTCAAGCACTCTCACGCATCAAGGATGGGAGGTCGAGTGGGACAGTCAGTGAAGTCCGACAAGGTGATAAGGAAAAGAAGAAGGAGCTCCCCGTTGTTTGTTTCAGCGGGGAGTTTTCGTCGAGAGCCGATGACGCGCTCTTCGAGCATTCGGGATTTATTGTTCTGGACTTTGACCACGTTGATGTTGACTCGACCAAAAGGTCTCTTGCCACGGACGATTTCATTCATTCATGCTGGACTTCGCCAAGCGGAGCGGGTGTCAAGGCGCTGGTTAGAATCACCAATCCAGAGCGACACAGAGACCACTTCCGAGCACTCATTAAGTACTTCGAAAGAACACATGGGTTAGACCTAGATGAATCTGGCATCAATGAGTCTCGTGCATGCTTCGAGTCTTACGACCCAGACATCATCATCAAAGACGAGTACAAGAGGTTCGGAGCCTTTACTACTGAGCACGCGGAGGCTCAGGTACCAACAAACGAGGCATACGACCACACTGATTACATGAAGCTTAACCTCGCTTGCCGAATGATCAGGCAGGCGGAGGATGGAGAAAAGCACGCGATGCTTATGAAAGCATCTAGGCTTATAGGTGGATTCGTGTCTGCTGGTCGCATTGAAGAGGAGGAGGCTATTAGGGTTCTGCACAGGGAGATTTGCAAGAGAGACATTGCATCAGAATCTCAAGCCATGGCCACGATTATCGACGGCATTGAGCATGGTAAGCAGATGCCTATCCGCGACCTCATCGACGAAGAGAAGTCGGCTCAAAGAGAGATGCTCATCAACGATGGTGATATGTCTTTCATATCGTCCGACGATTCTGACTTCAGGTGGATTGACGACTACTCCCAAGGCAAGATTCAGTTGGGATTGGACACTGGAGACCCAAAGCTAGACGACTTCTTTAGGTACAAAAAAGAATTCACTATCATCAATGGTCACTCCAATGTAGGCAAGACAACCACGGCTCTATATCTCATAGCCAACTCAGCCATCAGGCACGACTGGAAGTGGGTGCTGTATTCCTCAGAGAACAGGACGGCTTCCCTTAAGATGACTTTGATGCAGTTTGCCATGGACAAAAAGGTAGCCGATATGACGTATGTGGAAAGGAAGGCTGCGTACAAGTGGGTGCAGGATCATTTTACCGTGATTAGCAACGACCAAGTGTACACCTATGCTGACATCATTGTGTTTATGGAGAAGGTAATGCGGCAGCAACCTATCGACGCCATCTTTGTGGACCCTTACAACAGCTTGAAGCTCGACATGAAGGGCAGCAACATCAGCACTCACGACTACCACTACGAGGCCGCATCAGAGTTCCTTACGTTCAGTAAGGCTAACGACATTGCCGTTTGGCTTAACTGCCACTCAGCTACGGAGGCTCAACGACGCAAGGGACCGGATGGATTGCCTACTGCTCCGTACGCCGAAGACACAGAGGGCGGTGGAAAGTTCGTAAACAGAGCGGATTGCTTCATTACGATTCACCGAAAGGTTCAATCAATGGACCCTGACATACGGAAAATGAGTGAGATACACGTTCGAAAGGTGCGAGAGACAGAGACAGGTGGATCACCCACCCCGCTCGAAGACCCGTACTGCCTCGTCATGAATCTCTCTCACACAGGCTTTACTACACGCATTGGTCAACGCGCTTTGTTTCAGTCAGTTAACTTTGTTGAGAAATCTCAAATGCCTATCGCAATAGATTTTCTTTCTCAAAAATCTTGACTTCTCAAATTTCTCTTGGTAACTTCGCCTATATGAAGAGAAGAACAAAGACTCCAAAGAGACGTACATCCAAAAAAAAACATTTAGGAAGGTACGCTAGTTCTTTAGAGAAGTATTGTGCAGACCAACTGAAAGAATACGGGCTAGCTTTTGACTATGAGGAACACACGTTCGAGCTCATGGAAAAGTTTAGATTCCCGAATAAGTATTTCAAGATGACTTCCAAGGGTAAGGAGATGGCGGACCGAACTGGGTCCGTCGTTCTCCCTATCACATACAAGCCCGACTTTGTCGGAAGAGACCATGATTGGATTATTGAGACCAAAGGTTATCTCCCTTCCCATCATGATTTCCCCATGAGATGGAAACTTTTTATGCGACATCTTGTAGGAACTGACTCTAAAACAATTATCTTTCTCGCCAAGAATAGTGCTCAAGTGGATCATGCGATTCAAGAGATACTAGAATCGATTAAGAATGGAGACATTTAGACTCAGTTCGTACTACCTGATAGCATGTGACCGCGTGCATCAAGTGATGGATGATTTGTATGAAGCTCTTCACGACGAGGACGGCAAACCACTGACTGATTTGGAATCAGTTATTGATATCGTTTCCTCTAGTCGGAAAGAAATTTATGAAGAGCTAGACATCATCAAATCAATCGTTGCAGAATATGAGGGTATACAAGGTAGAGGTCACAAGTGACATGATTAAACGAGCCGAGGAGAAATCCAAGTGGCACGGTGACATCAACAACAGCATCAGACACGGAGAAGGAAACGTGGTTGGATACCTCGGTGAAGAAATGACCCTTGAGTTTTTAAGCGACGTGGTTGAGGAAAACAACTACGACTACGACATGATTAGATTTAAGGGCACTCCCAACCAGTACACCATAGATGTAAAAACAAAGGAGAGGGGTGTGAGCAAAAAGGGAAAAGCATATGAGCCTAGATCTCATTACTCAGTACACGTTACAACCGCATCCCTGCATCAGAGAGTAGACACCTATGTGTTTGCTCAGGTAAACAAAGTTGGATCTGGATACGAGGGGTGGATACTTGGATGGATGGATAAAGACGAATA